TTCTTCCATATATTACGCAGGTATTTGAAGTCAGTCAGTGTAGACTGAAACGTACCCAAGATTGTAGCAAGGCGTACCTTCTCTCGTAATGACTGCTGTGTATCACTAGCACGTGCAACTACCTCTGAAAGATTACAGAACTGATATGGGCGTAATATAATTTCACTGCAAGGGTTGCAACCGAAACTATGTTCTACATCACGTCTGCCATTCTTAGCTGCCTGTACTTTTGCAGCCTCACGATTAAAGATACCACGCTCACCTGATTTGGATTCGTACAAAGATACCCATTCACGCATGAATGTACCCATCTCTGGCTTGCCCTTGTAGCCTACAGAGTTATTAGCCAGCGCACGTTGTGGTTCTGTATCCCACCACTGTCCTGACTTGGCGTGTGCCATCTGGTCATCACCAAGATTAGACAGGCTGATGAGAGCAGAACGGCGTACGCCACCCACAACTACAACCTCACCAATCTTACACATAATATCATGGCACTCAATAGGCCATAGTCTACGACCTGTTGCAGCCTTAAACTTAGCTATCACAAACTCAAACAGTTCCTCTAGTGGTGCTGGGCCACTGGCACGACCACCAAATGTCTTGAGCCTTGCACCAGCAGGACGCACCTCTGATACATCCCACTTGGGTATCTGACCTGCATATAACAGAGAGATAAGTTCACGCAGAGACTTTGCCCATCCGGGGCGGCTATCACCTACCTTGATTACCGTATCTGTGTCATGCATTACCTCATTAACGATAGGCAGCTTGTCCACGTTCTCACGCTCTACAGAGAAGCCTACGCCTGTGCCACACATAAGTATGTACATAGTCTCATCAAAGGCTCTAGGGCTGTCTACAGGCACGTAGGAACAGTTGTATGCACCTACATTGCAGCGGTCTAGTGCAGGGCCAGCAGTCATCAATGCTCTCATGCTGGGCATGATGTCCTGATTCAATACTGCCTCTTCTAGTTCTGCACGTAAGTCTTCTGGCATGACGTAGTTCTTTGCAGAAGAACCTTGTCTGCCCATCTTAGACAGGTGATCTTCCATGTAGTCAAAGTATCGTTCTACTGTTTCAGCCCATGTCTCACGTCGTTGTTCATCTTCTTTCCATCGTGCATACCGTGATAGCGCAATGAAGTTCTGGTAGTCTGTTGGTAGGTAATTATTCATATCCATCACTCCGTTATAGTTCTCATTGTTCTAATGTCAGCACCGTCTACATCATAGAAGTATTCACGTATGCCATCCTCTATTTCCTCCCCAACCTGCCCATCCGCAGGTATAGGGTATTCTTCATCGTCAACATCAATTGTGATAAAAACTTTAACTCTCATCACTAGCCGCCACATCTTCCAGCAAGGTATTTAAATACCACTGTGCTTTCTGTAAATCTTCTAATGGTCTACCTTTGTAATCAAACCTCCACATGTATTTCATAATATTACCTTGAAGGTAGTATTTAAAATTAGTACCTAGAGCAGCTTGGATGGCAGCAATACACTCGATACCCGACTGATTGTAATGAGTAGGACTATTTACCATATCTACATTACCATAGGCTTCCTTACCTGCTCTTTCCTGCATATACTCTTCATGCCTCATGCGCTACCTCCTGTCTTAGTATTAAAACTCAAGTGAACTACGTTGCCATCATATTCTTTTTCAACGCCCATCTCTTCCTCTAGTTCTACATCAATATCCATCTCGTTGTCAATAACTGTATTCACGTATTCATGCACAATCTCACGTATAGCTTTTTCTTGTTCCATAATAGGTACAGTAGCACACATCATTTTACAGAAATGCATTACTTGGCTGTAGTCTTCATCTGTCATAGGATTTTTTGGAAATGCCATAATAGATATATCTAATTCTCCACTCCATTGCCCATCGTCATTAGCAAAAGGACGTACACGTATAACAAAGTCTTCATCTTCAATGTTGTCTATAAGTTCATCTCTGGTCATTTTTTAACTCTCCTTTTAACTGTTGAATTTGGGTGGCATATGAAGTTAGGATGTTTGTCTTTACCTTTCTCTTTCAGCCAATCTTCTGGAATGATGCGATCATAGTATCTAAAACCATTTTTCACACACCAATCTCCATAGGTTGTCTTTGCTCCCTTACGTATCTTACTCCTACTATTCTCAAAAACAAATCGAATGTCAAGTTCCGGGTGTTGTTTTTTTATCTGTAAATGCTTACGGCGATCTGTCGCCATAAATCTACCCTTTACCTCAACTATAATACCATTTTTTAGGATATAGTCAGGAGTATAGGTACGGTAGGCTAGGTCTTCCCACTCAATCCTGATGGCCTCATATCTGAACGATATTTTATCTGCCTTCAGTTTTTCTGCAATGGTTAGTTCTAGTCCACTACGATACCCATACTTACGTGCGGCTCTCCATGCTTTATGGTGCAACTACATCTCCAATATAAGCTACCATAGGAGGTATTTTAGCTTTCGACATAACTGCTGGAAGTTCTTTTAAATTATCCCAGCAATCAAAACGATAAGCACAAAACTTACACCCATTATTAAGTACCGTATTACCCGTCTCCTTACCTCTAAACTTCTCTGGTACTGGTTTATAGCATCTTTCAAACTTGTTCTCCTTTACTGTGTTTACTGTCTTTTGTATTTTAGCCACTTCTGTATCTAAGTCAAGCCCTGATGCTGGTACGTATTTAAATTGACCATTGGCTTTGTTGACAACCCACCAGCCACCAACATCTTTACCAGATGCTTTAGCATAGCCAGCAAGCTGCCCTATATAACCAAAGCCATCTCCATCAGCCAGCGTTTCATATGATTCAAACTTGTTAGTGTAAGACCAATTAGATGCTGACTTAACATCATCGACTGCACCATCAACAACAATATCATATGTTCCGTTAACGGATTCACCATCCAATTCAAGTGTAACATGTTCAGGTTCTTCATAGTGTACTCCCGCTTCTCTCAGTAAACCCTTGAATACTGCTTC